TAAGATTGTATGGGTTCATAAAAATATTATAAAAAAAGAAGGTATGGATTGGTGCTACTATACTGCTGGCACTGACTCTATGCTTACAGAGCCGAAGCCGTTGCAGGAAATGTATCCTTGGTTAAGAACAGGAGAGCGTCCTTATGTAATGGGATATACTAATGTCGAGGCTCATAAGATCTATCCTTCAGGAACTGTAGAACTAACTCAAGAGCTTCAAGCGGCTGCTAATGATATATGGAACCAAAGGTTTGATAACGTTAAGCTTGCTATGAACAAACGTTACCATATTCGTAGAGATAGAAACATTGATCTAGACGCTCTATTCCGATCTGTACCTGGAGGTGCGGTGGAGATGGATGATCCTGATCAAGACGTTAGAGTCATTGATACAAAAGATGTTACTGGTTCTGCATATGCTGAGCAAGACAGAATCAATATGGACTTTGACGAGCTCCAAGGAAACTTTTCAACATCCACTGTACAGGGAGCTAGATCATTAAATGAAACCGTTGGCGGTATGTCTCTTATGGCAAGCAACAGTGGAACAGTTACAGAATATGTTCTAAGAACGTTTTCAGAAACTTGGGTAGAAAGAACATTAAAGCAGATGTTACGTCTTGAGCAATACTATGAGACAGATGCTGTTATTCTTGAATTAGCTGGAGATGCTGCCGCACAAATTAATGAACAATACCAAGGAGTGGTTGACGATCTTTTAAAGTATGAGGTTTTATTAAAGGTTAACGTTGGTATTAGCGCAACCGATCCATTAAGAAAAATTCAGAATTTAGTATCTGGTATACAGATGTTGGGAGAGCTTCCAGGTTTTGCAGAGAGTTTAAATGTTCCAGAAGTAGTTAAAGAAGTGTTTGGTAACCTTGGCTATAAGGACGGGGAAAGATTTGTTAATATGGAAGAAAATCCTCAAGTAGCTCAGCTTACTGCACAGATACAAGAGATGCAAGCATACATTGAAGGAGAGCAAGGTAAGCTTCAGAATCGTGTTCAGATAGAGCAGATGAAGCAGCAAGGCAATCTTGAAGCAGCTAATCTTAAGTATGGCGCAGAGATTCGTAAGAAAGAAATGGAAGGACAGCTTAAGTATTTAGACCTACAACTAAAGCAGGAAGATGTCGCAACAAGGAGAGCGGAGCTTATGCTTCAAAGAGAAGCTTTAATAAACCAGATAGCTGATACAGAAATAGCTAGACAAGAAGAGATGGTAGAGGAAGGAGATGTTGGTGTAATGGCAAGAAACGACTATGGTAAAATTCCTTACGCAGTAGGATAATATGGACTATTATGACCCCCGTGAAATTGGGATTGATGACCTAGTTAAAAGAATAAGGATAGGTTACGCAACAAAAGATTTTTTAAACACGTCCGTTGGGCATGCAATATTAAATAAAGCCTTAAATGATTATGTTAAAGGGTTGAATTTATTAGAAGATATTGGACTCAATGGATTCAACGGCTCTTCAGAAGAAGAGTTAACAGAGTACCGGAAGATTATTTCTGATCTCTCAACGCCTTTAAAAGCACTCAAGTGGTTTGACAGTGTTATTCAAGAAGGGGAAAACGCTGATAAGATTGAAAAATATAAATCTTCTGGTCAATTAGAACCATAGGAGATTGTTATGGAAAACGCTACCCAGCAGGATGCGTTGGAATCAGAAGAGGTTGTAGAGCAACCTGTAGAAGATGAAAGCGTAGAAGAATCTAATACTCGCCCTCTTTCAGATAGAGACAAAGCATTAGAAGAGATCTATAATAGGCGAAGAGAAGAAGAGTACACAGAAGAAGAAGAGGTTTCTCAAACCCCTGATGCACCAGTTTGGCATGATGGTGAAAAATGGTTAACTAAAGTAAAAGTAAACGGAGAAGATATAGATGTTCCGTTTGATTCTTTAAAGTCCTCTCATCAGAAAGATAGAGCTTCTCAAGAAAAATTTCAATCCGCTGCTATTAAAGAGCGAGAACTTATGTATCGTGAGCAGCAGATACAAGAACAACTTAAACAATTAAATTCTCAGCCATCTAATCAGGACGTTGAGCAAGAGGAAGAAGTTAGTGATGTTGGAGACATTGTCGAAAAATATCATGAAGCATTATTCCAAGACGATGCAGCGGAGGCTGCTAAACTACTCAAAACCTTGGCAAATAGTGGGCGCAGTAATGCCACCCAAAATGTAGAAGAGGTTGTAAATCAGGCGATTTTATCTCACGAAGCGAGAAAAAAAGCAGAGCGAGAGCACATTGAGAGAGCCGCGTATCAGGCAGAATTAGAAGATGCTGTTAGATCTTTTCAAGATAATTTTCCAGATATCGCAGAATCTGAAGAGCTCAAAGCAATAGCAGATAGGAAGACGATTACCCTGACTCAGGAAAATCCTGATTGGACACCGTCCCAGATTATCAATGCAGCTGCTGAATATACTCGTGAGTGGTCTGGAGTTAGACCTGAATTAAATGGTAGGTTAGAGCGCAAGAAAAAAATTGTGCGACAACCTAAATCTGTTATGGCTTCAGCTTCAACTGGTAAGGACAATACACCATTGACTCCTTCACAGATTGTAGCAGAAATGCGACAAGCTAGAGGCCAAACTATATAACTCTTTTGGAGGTTAATTATGGCTGGACAAGTATGGTCAGTTAACACTTCTGGTGGTTATATGTATGCCGATAATCTGAGCCGACTGCTACGCATGTCAGTTCAGCCTATGGTCAAGTTCCGTCAGTTCTGCGATGTAAAAGACGCAGCGCATCAGGGCTTGCACCGTGGTGATACATACCATTGGAACGTGTACAGTGACGTTGCCACTCAAGGCACGACACTGACTGAAACTAGTACTATCCCAGAAACCTCGTTCACTATTTCTCAGGGAACAATGACCATTACGGAAGCTGGCAACAGTGTACCGTTTACTGGTAAGTTGGATGATCTCTCCGAGCAACCTGTGGCCGAAGTTATCAGGAAAGTACTTAAAAATGACGCTAAGAAAGGTTTTGATAATCTTGCTTCTAATCAGTTCAACGATTGTAAATTACGCGTTGTTCCGACTGCTGGCACGAGTACTACCGCTCTTACGTTGACTACTAACGGTGTCGCTGGCGTCACCAACAATGTTGCTCTTGGGAAAGCTCATGTTAAGTTGATAACTGATACTATGAAAGAGCGTAACATCCCAGCATATGCTGATGATGATTACTACGCGCTTGCATGGCCGTCAACATGGCGTACTCTTAAGAACGATCTGGAAGGTATCAAGCAGTATATTGATGCAGGATTCCAGATGATCATGAACGGCGAGATTGGTCGTTATGATGGCGTTCGTTTTGTAGAGCAGACTCATGTGAAAAAAGGTAGTTTAGGTACGGCAGGTACCGTAGGTGTAACATCCGCATGGACGAATGCATTGTCTGATTGGGCTTTCTTTTTCGGTGAGGATACTTGCGCTGAAGCTATCGCTATTCCTGAAGAAATTCGTGGGAAAATTCCTGGCGATTTCGGACGGGACCGTGGCGTGGCATGGTATTATTTGGGAGGTTTCGGCCTCGTTCACACACAAGCAGCCCAGTCACGTATCGTGATGTGGGACAGCGCGGCTTAAGGAGATATTATTATGAGTTATAGTAATCCACGAGAATATCTTTATGAAGACGCTCTAGTCACCGATTTTGCTGCTGGCACTGGTGTCGCTTGGAGTTTTAAAGGTCCAAGTGGTAAGCAGGGTAGTTTGAAAAACATTGGTGTTTATGTTACTGAAACTTTTGCAGATGATACCATCACTGGGAAGGTTTTAGTTGGCACGACTGCTGATCCGAACTATTACGGTCAGCTTGAAATCGCCGATACTACTGCTGCTACTGATACATTTAATAACCAAGACGACACCAACTGCGTCATTATCGAGGCTCTTCCGGCTGATACACAGATTGAAGTTACTTATGTTCAAGCAACTGATTCTGGAGTGGCTGCTGGTAAAGGCAACGCATATGTCGAAGTTGAGTGGTACTGATAGGAGGTTTTATGAAAGATGGTGCAAGCGGTAAAATGCCTGATAATGGTTTGACTGAGAAATCGTCATTTGCTGGTGAATCCAATGCCTCTCTTGGCATGGACAGCAAAGGCAAAGATCAGAAGCCTATCGGTATTGTTAAAAAAAGTGTTTCGGGCTCCCATGGGAAGTTCGAGATGGCGTAATTGAAAAGGGGGAGGGCAACCTCCCCCGATTCATTTTAGGAGAATCAAGTGAAAATTAATTCTATTACAGCTTTTATTGGTGGTAAGGTAGAAACCCCTGTTGAAGGCTATGGGTTTACTGAGCCTAAACAAAAAGGCTATACAAGCGGTGACCAATTGTTTGATGCTAGAGCAATGGAGTATAGGGATGAGCAGCCAAACTCTAACAATGAAGCTAGAGTTAATGGTAAAATGGTTCGCTCAGGTATGTCTGTATCTGGATGGGGATTCTAATGGCTATATCAACAGCAAGACAGAAAGCACTACGAGCTGAGATGAAAAGACGGCTTCAAATAACAGCCAACCGTAGAGGGGCAATGAGGACAGCTGGCGGACAGCATAAAAATGTAGGAAGCGTAAAGGGTTCTTCATTTCGTCCAACTATGCGTGGATTTGCGGGGCTTAATAAAGAGGAAATAGGCTGGATAAAAGGCGAAAGAACAAAAGACAAAACATCGGGTGAGACTAAAAAAGTATACAAATCAGCATTTAAAGCTGGAGCGGCAGATACCAAAGATACAAAAGGAAAACCATCTTTAGTAACTCAAGCTAAAAAACTTAAGATGAAGGGCATTGCTAAAGGTGGTACAGTTGGTAAAGGTACTCATGCTTCAGGAGCTGCTAGAAAAGAAGCCGCAGCATGGCGGAAAAAGCATGTAGATGCTTTAAAGAAAAAGCACAAGATTGGTGCCGGTAGTACTGCTGCACAAAGAACTGCTTTTAAAAATGCACGAGGAAAAGTTATCAAGCGACACGCTAGTATGACAAAGAAATCTTGAGAATAATAAAAGTTCCTGAAAAGGAAATAGAAGATTTTACTCCAGAAGATTTTGGTGGAGTAAGAAAAGAAAAAACAGTTTGTGTAATTAGGTACGGAGCTTTCGGAGATATACTGCAAACAAGTTCAGTATTACCTTTATTGAAAGAACAAGGGTATAGGATATGTGTCAATACCCAAGACGTTGGTTGCGATATATTAAAATCAAACCCTTATGTAGATGAACTGCTTGTTCAAAGAAAGAATCAAATTTATGCGGATAGGCTAAGTGATTATTGGTCTCACTTTGACAAGGTATTTGACAAGGTAATTCAGTTTTCTGAATCTATAGAGAAAAGTCTTCTTCTAGTCTCTGATAGAACGGAAAAATTAAAAGACGGGCCAAAGTTAATAAAGGGTGATGAGAGGTATCACTGGGATAAAGATAAAATTCATGCAGTATGTAATATTAATTACATGGAAAAGATGCATGATATTGCAGGGGTCGAACATAAGTTTGAACCATTATTTTACCCAACCAAGAAAGAAAAAGCATGGGCTCAGGAATGGA